AGGTTGAAAGTAGTACCTGAAACGGTTAAATCACCACCATCAACATTAAGGTCTCCATCAACATCTAGTGTACCCGATACGCGAGTATTGCCTAATGTGGAAGTTCCGTCTGTTGTAAGAGTTGTGCCGTTAGTAAGATTTAAACTACCACCATTAATGTTAATAGTTGCACCGCCTGTGGCAGTATATGTAGCAGCAGCACCGCTAGCAACTAAAGGTCCACTGATTGTACCACCAGTAGTAGCATTAATAAAACGGTCTACATAAGATTTAGTAGCTGCATGTAGTGGATCTGTAGGAACTGCATACAAGGTAAGCATACCCAACATTGCGTCGCCGTCTTTAGACAAGAATCCTTCTGCGCCAGTAGCAAAACTACTCCAGTTTGCATTTGTTCCACCAGCTGGATTACTACCACCCAACGAATCTACGTTAGCAATAAAGCTAGATGCACCAGCTTTTACAACGTCATCTTTGTAGTATTGAGTAGTACTTACCCAAGGACCCATCCAACGAATACCGCCGTTAAACTTTAACCATTTATTAGCGGCTAAGTCTGTGGCAAATGTTGTCGAAGCGTGTGGTAAAATAGAGATGTAAGTATTACCACCGTAGGTAATAACTTCGTCAGTAGCGTATTGTGTGCTAGTAGCCCATACACCGCTAACTTTAAAACCTGCAACAATTTTGTCCCAAGTTGCTGTAACAGTTGGATTTACTGCTAAATTATCTGACTTAGCACGATACAGTGAACCACCATAACCTATAATTTCATTAATCTTATAAGATGTTCCGCTGGACCAAACTCCTTGGTAGGAGAATCCTGAGTTATATACTTGCCATTTTGTAGCGTCTGTTGGTAAATTACCAGTAGTTACACCAAGAGAAATATAAACATTTCCACCGTAATTAACAATATCACCTTGGAAATACGCAGTAGCATTAACATAGTTACCTTTGTAACTATTACCAGCTGTTAATAATTCCCAATTTAAGGCAACTGTTGGAAGAATAGTAGATTGTGTTAATTTGCTACGATAAACGTTATTACCGTACACAACAATGTCGTTAACATAGTATTCCGTTACAGCACTAAAATTACCAGTAAATTTAATACCACCAACATATAATTCCCAGTAGCTGGTATTGCTTGGAGCATTGTTAGTAGTCTCTACCTTAGCGCGATAAATATTCGCACCATAAGCAACTAAATCGTTTGGCTTATATGCTGTAGCATCATTATAAATACCGTTAGGGCTAACACCCTCTACAAACTTATCCCAGTATGCGGTAACTGTTGGTAAGTTATTTGTTCCATCTTGTTTTGCAACAAAGATTGAACCACCATATTTAACAACGTCATTCTTTTGATATGAAACAGAACTAGAGTAAGTACCTTCATATTGAATACCGTCTAAAAAGCGCGACCAGTAAGTTGTATTAGGAGGAGTAATATTTACGGCATCTTTAATACAAACATAAACAACACCACCGTGTGCAATACCGTCACCTACTTTATAAGTGCCACTTGTACTAAAAGTGCCCATAAAGTTAAAGCCAGACACCATTAAAGCCCAATAAGCCGTGTCAGTTGGTAATACGCCTGCTGTTTTTAATGCGTATGTATATACATATACGTTACCACCGTACTTAACGATATCATTAGATTCGTATGTAGTGCCAGCGCTCCACTGCCCAGCAAAGTGGAAGCGTAATTTTCCTAGATCAATTAGTTGACTCATATTATATTAGCCTCATAAGTAAGTGTCCTTTTGTACCCCATTCAAATTGAATAGTATCTTTTGACCAAACCCATTGTTTGTAGTCATACTTATCAATACTACCATCTTCTGGTAATGAGACTGGAGTGTCCCCGTCTAAAACTTCAATATTTAGATTGCCTGTGTCGGGGTCTAGACGGAACCCATAAAACACTTTGTCGGCTAAATCTGTGCCTTCATAAAAACCTGCCATTATGAGACTCCTTGTAATATAGAGAAGATAACATCAAGGCTACTATCTACTTTTGACGAAACAATTAGCTTGTCGCTAGTTGCAAGTACCAGTTTGTTACCTTTCATTAATTCAAAAGGCTCACCACTCTCTATTCGTTTATCTTTGTGGATATAGGTATCTACACCACCTCTTCGCATTTTAATTGTAATTGGAACTGTTGTAGATAACAAGTTAGTTATTGAACAGCCAATTACAATTGATTTATCTACCGCACTAAAGGCCTCTACTTCAGTAGTACCTACAGCACGAGATATTGTGTTTACAAATGTTGTTGCCATAGATTACCCCAGTGCAATTGCCATAATAATGGCTTTTTCTGTTGCTATTTGTTCGGTAAGTGCAGTACTGCCTCCGCCTCCACTAGAAAGTGAAGAAATAGTGCCACCACTATTTTTATAGTATATAATACCATCCGCAGTATTTAACGCTAACTCACCCTCTTCTAAATCTGTTATAGTAGGAACTTTTCCTGCTATAGCACTTCTTCTAAGTTGTATTTTAGGCATTGCATTAATAGTCAGTACAATTCTAGTACCTCCACCTATAATTGCAATACCTGCTGCATAGCTAGTACCTGGATTAGTTACTGTTATAACACTATTACTAATACTGATTCGGCCATCGCCATTTCCGCCATTTACAACTATATTTGTTTGTCCATTATAAGCTACAAGAGAGTCATATTGTACGGCTGAAGTAATAGTTCCAGTTACTGTTGTCATAATAGCTTCCTATTAATAAGTGCCAGCATCAACAGTAGTTAAAAACACAGCACCATTACTTACTGTAAATTGTGTAGTATCAAAACTTGCTAAACCTTTGACTGTAGTACTAGCTGTTGGAATTGCTGTTTGTGTAACCGCAGTTACCAAACCTTTAGCATTTACTGTAACTGTAGGAACCGTAACGGCATCACCAAAGTTACCAATATTTGAGTTTACTGTAGCCAGTGTTAAAGCAGCACTAATATTAGCGGAACCATCTACACCAACTAATGATGCTGTTGCATCACCAGTTAAACCTAAGTTTCTTGCAGTAAACCACTTTGAAGCAGTATCTGCGTTACCTACTAAGTTGCCGTATACTGTAGCAACGTTTAGTGGTTTATTAAAATTCCAACGATCATCGATGCTTGAGTAATTTAAGGTTGCTGCAACTGCAGGACCTTTGATTGTTAAGCCACCACCATCTGCTTGAGCAGCAGTTGTAGCGTCTTTAGCTAACTCAATATTTTTGTCACCAATTGACACCGTAGTTGAATTGATTGTAGTAATTGTACCTAATACTGATAAGTTACCAGTAATTTCTGCATTACCTGCAATATTAATATTTGCAGCTGTAATGTCGTTTGAATTCAATGTGCCCGACACAGTAACGTCATTAAAAGTAACATTACTAGTAGTACCTAATGCTTGAGGTAGGCTGATAGTAACTGTGTTGTTTGTAACTGCTGTAAGAACGCCTGTTCCGCCTAAAATACTTAATGTGTCCGTTAATAAACTAACTGTATCAGTTCCGCTATTACCTGCAATAGACAGGTTAGTAGCAACCGATACAGTACCTGCAGCAGTTAATCTACCTTTTGCATCTACTGTAAAAGTAGGGATATTAGTAGCACTACCATAGCTGCCTGCAGTAACTGCAGTATTGGCTAATGTGATTGCTGTTGAGACATTTGCGGAACCGTCTACATTTGCAAAACTTGCAGTTGCATCACCTGTTAATTGTAATGTACGTGCATTTAGCCATTTAGTAGCAGTATCTGCATTACCTAATAGCGCAGCAGTAATATTTCTAGCACTAAAATCACCGTTTGAATCACGTTTGACTAAAGTTGAAATTGTGTTTGATGCGGTAGCTGCGTCAACCATATCGGTATAACGTTTACCACCAACAATAATGTGGTTAACTGCATTACCCGCAGTTTCAACACCCATACCAATGTATAGCCTGTCACCACCATTCGAACCATTATCTGTTAAACCTGAGTATGCTAATTCACCTGCGCCTAATACGGCTGGAT